GATGCAACAAGGTATAATATCTTGGAATAAAGGTTCTTTGGAATTAGAAAATGGATCTAAAATATCGGCAAACTCTACTTCTTCCTCTGCTGTTCGTGGTGGATCTTATAATGTCATATTTCTGGATGAGTTCGCATTCATCCCGAATCACATTGCTGATGATTTCTTTGCTTCCGTTTATCCAACAATATCTTCTGGACAGAAAACTAAAGTAATTATAGTTTCTACCCCAAGAGGTATGAACCACTTTTATAGAATGTGGCATGATGCTGAAAGGGAGAAGAATGAATATGTTCCTACAGAAGTACATTGGAGTGAAGTTCCTGGTAGAGACTCTGAATGGAAAGAGCAAACAATTGCTAACACATCGGAACAACAGTTTAAGGTTGAGTTTGAATGTGAGTTTTTAGGATCTGTTAATACTCTTATTAATGCTTCAAAACTTAAAAGTTTAGTATATGAAGATCCATTAAATAGGAATGCTGGATTAGATGTATATAAAAATCCAATACCAGAACATAATTATTTGATAACAGTAGACGTTGCCCGTGGGTTGGGAAATGATTATTCTGCTTTTCTTGTTTTTGATATTACAAACTTTCCATATCAGGTTGTAGCAAAGTATAGGAATAATGAAATTAAACCTATGCTATTTCCTAATATTATAGAAGATGTAGCAAAAGGATATAATCAAGCATACTTATTAATAGAAGTAAATGATATTGGAGATCAGGTTGCAAGTATATTAAATTATGATTTGGAATATGATAATATATTAATGTGTTCTATGAGAGGACGTAATGGGCAAGTTGTTGGATCTGGATTTAGTGGAAAGAAATCTCAATTGGGTGTAAGGACAACTGCTGCTGTTAAAAAACTTGGATGCTCTAATCTTAAGACTCTTTTAGAAGATGATAAGATATTACTCTGGGATTATGATATTATTTCAGAATTAACTACATTTGCTCAGAAACATAATTCATTTGAAGCAGAGGAAGGTTGTAATGATGATCTTGCTATGTGTTTAGTATTGTTTGCTTGGATATGTGCCCAAGATTATTTTAAAGAAATGACGGACAATGATGTTCGTAAAAGAATTTATGAAGAACAAAAGAATCAGATAGATCAAGATATGGCTCCATTTGGATTTGTTTCTGATGGTTTTGAAGATGAAGTAATTGTGGATAAAGATGGTGATGTATGGCATCTTGATGAGTATGGTGATAAAGGTGGTGGTATGAATTATATGTGGGATTTTCTATAATGGATTTTGATGATCAGATAGAATTAGAACATCTATTATTACAAGAAAGAAAGTGTAGAATATGTGGTAAGGTTAAAGATTTAACATCAGATTTTTATCTAATACGTAAGAATAGAAGGAATCAATCAGCATATTCTTATGAATGTAAGGTATGTACTATTAACCGTGTTAAGACTAGTAGAAAGAAATCAAATATTTGGGAATACCCAGATTGGTAGGTTCATGCACTGTTTCCCCAATGAAAAAGACCCTTTGAATAAATAATAAAAGAATAATCTGAGATTCGGAGACAGAAAAGATGCCACTAAATTTAGCATCTCCTGGCATTATTATAAGAGAGGTTGATCTAACAATTGGTAGAGTGGATCCGACAAGTGGATCGACAGGAGCACTTGTAGCACCATTTGAAAAAGGGCCAGTTGGAGATCCACAACTTATTGAAAGCGAGGAGGATCTGCTCCAGACTTTTGGTAAACCATACAGTACAGATAAGCATTATGAGCATTGGTTAGTTGCTTCATCATATCTTGCTTATGGTGGAACAATGTCTATTGTTCGAGCAGATGATGCAGGACTAAAAAACGCTACTGATGATGGAACACCTGCTATAAAAATTAAAGGTAGGGAGCATTATACACAACTTGGGTATGATGAGAATGAAATTACAGGATCAACCATAGTTGCCAATAGTCCAGGTACTTGGTCAAATGGCATAAAGGTTGCTACAATTGATGGATCTGTTGATCAGGTATTACAAGGTATTGATACAACAGATGTTACTGTTGGAATGGCAGTAACTATTACTGTTCCAGATAATAGAGTTGTAACTACTAATGTTGCTTTAGGTACAACAGAAGTATTAACAGGGCAGTTTTCTGCAATTGTTACAAACATTGTAGGAGTTAGTTCTATTGGTGTAAAACTAATAAACCATATTGCTCAAGACGGAACAGTAACAAATGTAGATTATCAAGAGAAAGGAACTTATTCTTTTGGTGGATCTGGTAATGTTGCTATTCATACTTCAGGATTTAGTACTCCTTGGGTAAGTAGACCTTATACTGGACAATATGACTGGTTTAATGGTGAACAGATTGCTATTAAAGATTCTAAAGATGAAGCAATAGCTTATCTTGATTGGAGTCAATTATCAAATAGACCATCAACAACATCATACGCTTCTAAAAGAGGTGGTAGATTTGATGAGGTTCATGTAGTTGTAATTGACGAAGATGGAGATATAACAGGTAATGCTGGAACCATCTTAGAAAAACATGTAGGTCTTTCCAAAGCATCAGATGCTGAGTATTCTGTAGGAAGTACAGCATACTGGAGAAAGTATCTAGAAGTTAATTCAAAGTATATTTTTGGTGGACAAAAACCCTCTGGTACAGCTGTACTTGGATTTAGTAATACATCTACTTACAATACTGCTGGACAAGATACTGGATGGAACCAACCTGCAGGTGGTATAAACTTTGAAGTTAGTGGAAACCAATCATTTAAACTTACTGGTGGTGCTTTATATAATGGTATTGTAGATACTGCTACTAATAAGGCAGAAGATTTAGCCACATCATTTAAGTGTGGATTGGATGATCTTATTGGTGGATATACTTTATTTGAGAATGCAGAGGAAACTGACGTAGATTTCATCTTGATGGGATCTGCTAATCATGATAACATGAGTCAAACTCAAGCACTCGCTCAAAAAGTAATTGCTGTTGCTGAATCTAGACAAGATTGTGTAGCATTTGTTTCTCCATACAGACAAGCGTTTATAAACGATACTAATGTTGGAACAGTAAGTGTTAATAACATAGATCAAATAACAGACAATGTTGTTGAATACTACTCTCCTATAACATCATCTACTTATGGTGTTCTTGATAGTGGTTACAAGTACATGTTTGATCGTTTCAATAACGCATTCAGATATGTTCCACTAAATGGAGACATTGCTGGAACATGTGCTAGAACAAGCCTTGAGCAATTCCCTTGGTTCTCACCAGCAGGAACAGCAAGAGGTGCTATTCTTAACGCAGTTAAATTAGCATACAATCCAGGTAAGAAACAGAGAGATATTCTTTATTCAAATAGGATTAACCCTGTAATTAACTCTCCTGGTGCTGGAATTATCTTATTTGGAGATAAGACAGCATTTGGTAAGGCATCAGCATTTGATCGCATTAACGTTCGTAGATTGTTTATCTACCTTGAAGATGCTATCGCAGCGGCTGCTAAAGATCAACTCTTTGAATTCAACGATGAACTTACAAGGACTAACTTTGTAAATATCATTGAACCATTCTTGAGAGATGTTCAAGCGAAGAGAGGTATCTTCGACTTTGTAGTTGTTTGTGACGAAACAAACAATACAGCAGCAGTAATCGATTCAAACGAATTTGTTGCTGACATATTCATCAAACCAGCACGTTCTATCAACTTCATTGGTCTTACCTTTGTTGCTACAAGAACTGGTGTTTCGTTTGAAGAAGTAATCGGTTCCGTTTAATTAGAGGTTTAAAAAACAATCATGGCTAGAAATCAAGTCAATCCACCACCACTAAGGACGATATCAAACTTCAAGAGTAAGTTGACGGGTGGTGGTGCTCGTTCTAATCTGTTTGAAGTTGTCCTCACTTTCCCAGACACTGCTCAACCAGATTCTGCGGTTCTTGAAAAAGCAAGGTTCTTAGTTAAAGCAGCAAATCTACCTGCTTCTAATGTATCTCCAATAGAGGTTCCATTTAGAGGAAGGATTCTTAAAATTGCTGGAGATAGAACATTCGATTCTTGGACTGTTACCGTTATTAACGATACAGACTTTGCTATTCGTTCTGCTTTTGAAAGATGGCAAAATACTATTAACCGATTATCTGATAATACTGGTTTAGTAAATCCTGCTGATTATCAAGCAGATGCTTACATTTATCAGTTAGATCGTGATGGATCAACACTAAGATCTTATAGATTCTATGATACTTTCCCAACTCAAGTTGGACAAATTGAGTTAGCATACGATCAACCAGGAATTCAAGAGTTTACAGTTGAACTACAAGTTCAGTACTGGGAAGCAATTAAAGGATCTGGTCCAAATGCAGGTGGCGAAGACGTCAACTAAATAGAAGATGTAGAGTAAATTTTTTTATAATATGGCAAAACTTTTTGGTTTTACTATTGAGGATCCGCAAAAGAAATCCGCTTCGATAATATCACCCGTCCCAAAAAATAATGAGGACGGTGTTGATAATTATATCGCAAGCGGATTTTATGGTCAATATGTAGATATTGAAGGTGCGTATAAGTCTGAATTTGATCTAATAAAAAGATATAGAGAAATGGCATTGCATCCAGAAGTGGATGGTGCTATTGAAGATGTTGTTAATGAAGCGATAGTTAGTGATTTATATGATTCTCCAGTAGAAATTGAATTATCAAATCTACAAGTTCCTGATCCTATTAAAGCTAAGATAAGAGCAGAATTTGGATATATTAAAGAGTTATTGGATTTTGATAAAAAGTGTCATGAAATTTTTAGAAATTGGTATGTTGATGGAAGATTATTTTATTTAAAAGTAATAGATCAAAAAAGACCTCAAGATGGTATTCAAGATCTTAGGTATATTGATCCATTAAAAATTAAGTATGTTAGACAAGAGAAGAAGAAAAAGAATGGTGAACCAACCATAATTATTGGTAATAAGGATAGGGATGAAGTTCCAAATCCAGAATTTGATGAGTATTACATCTATACCCAGAAACCAAATTATCCAACTGGGATGATAATGAATACCACAAAAGGTACTGTAAAAATTGCGAAAGATACGGTCACTCATTGTACTTCTGGTTTAGTAGATAGAAATAAGAATAGGGTTCTTTCATATCTTCATAAAGCAATTAAGGCAGTCAATCAGTTAAGAATGATTGAGGATTCTCTTGTTATATACAGATTATCAAGAGCACCAGAAAGAAGAATATTCTATATTGATGTTGGTAATTTACCAAAAGTAAAAGCAGAACAATACCTAAAAGAGGTAATGTCTCGTTATAGAAATAAGTTGGTTTACGATGCTTCAACTGGTGAAGTTCGTGATGACCGTAAATTTATGAGTATGATGGAGGATTTCTGGTTGCCTAGAAGAGAAGGTGGTCGGGGAACCGAAATTACAACTCTACCTGGTGGACAAAATCTTGGAGAACTTGCTGATATTGAGTACTTCCAAAAGAAACTTTATAGAGCATTGGGTGTTCCTGAATCAAGAATTGCTGCTGAAGGTGGTTTTAATTTAGGTCGTTCATCAGAAATTTTGAGAGATGAACTTAAATTTGCTAAGTTTGTAGGACGTTTAAGAAAGCGTTTTGCAGCAATGTTTAATGACATGCTTAAAACTCAGTTAGTTTTAAAAAATATTTGTACTCCACAAGATTGGGAGTTTATGGAAGATCATATTCAGTATGACTTTATCTATGATAATCAGTTTGCAGAGCTTAAAGAGTCTGAATTGATGGAAGGTAGATTAAATATGCTTACTCAAATAGAACCTTATATTGGTAAGTATTACTCTACAGAGTATGTGCGTAAGAGAGTATTGCGTCAAAGTGATAGTGAAATTCAAGAAATTGATTATCAAATTGACGATGAAATAAACAAAGGTATTATTCCAGATCCATCAACAATAGATCCAGTAACAGGAGAACCATTACCTACTGATATGGGAGAAATTCCAATGGATCCTGATTTAGTCTCAGATGGTCAGATTACTGATGCCCAATATCAAAAAGATACTAAGTCAGCTGAGTTATAAATAGAAAATATACGCATATTCATACACTAATGGATGATATTATTGATTTGATTGCAACAGATTCGTCAGCATCTTCAGTGACTGATAGAATTAAGGATACTTTGTTTGCAAAAGCAGCAGAACGTATTGAGGCTTCTAAACCAATAGTTGCAGGAGCTGTATTTGGTAATGAAGAACCTACGGAACA